CGACCGAGTACTACAAAGATGTCCCTGATAGCACGTCGTCTGGAAAGTATCGAATTATCGAATGGGACGCGCAGGAACTGACAGCAGGGGGGTCTGACTGGGTAGACAACACGATTACCCAGTTGGGTTTTGACTTTGGCGAGGGCCAAGATCAGTTTGAAGTAGACTACGTCGCTATAGGCACTAAAAGCCCCTTCGCTTACACTGCCAACCTTGAGCAAAATTATTTTACTAGAGCTGACACTACCTCAGCTATAGCAACAGCCACGTTGGGGCTTGTTAGTTCCTCTGCTCTGTCCGATGAGCTGTCTCACTACACAACCACTGCAAGTCTTCAGCAGGCCTACTTTACTGAGAGTTGTGCTCGTGCAGCGATTACGGCGGCTACGTTAAACCTCGCCAGTGAGACGTTTGTTACTAATGCCCTTGGTAACTATACGACTACTTCTGATTTAGCACTTGAGTATCTTACGCGAACCTGTTTAACAGGCGCTATCGCAAGCGCAGGCTTAGCGCTATCAACAACAATCAACGACACTACTGTAACGATAGAGGATATCAATACGTCTATTGACGGTGTGACGGCGCAGAACTTCATTAAGATAGACAACGCAGGCCATATCTCAGGTTACGGGCTGTCGAGTACGAATGCTGACGGCATTCCTACAGCTGAGTTTGGTGTGAGAGCAGACCAGTTCTGGGTCGCGCCACCCGCAACTGCATCAAGCACCGCGCCTACTACTAATTTATACCCCGGCAGAGTGTGGGTAGATACCAGCGGCAGCGAGGACGTAACCAAGTACTACACTGGCAGCGCCTGGAGTACCACGCCGCAAGCGTTGCCGTTTGTCGTGCAGGCCGCTCCGACGACGCTGAATGGTGTTGCAGTTCCAGCGGGTGTTTATATTGATCAGGCGTTTATTAAGAACGGTTCTATAGTCAACGCACAGATAGCAGACGCCACAATTGATAAAGCCAAGATCGCCTCGCTGGATGCTGACGATATAACCGCAGGGACAATGTCAGCAGATCGCCTATCAATAGATAACGTCGGATTAGATACAGCGGTTATTAATGGCGTAGAGTCCTTGATTCTTCGCAATGGTGGCGTATTTGTAGACAACCTATCGGTTGACTCGGTAGGCGTTGTGAAGTTTTCGCTGAATAATAACTACGGAGCGGCGTCTCAGCAAAGCTTTGCGTTTTCAAACTTCACAGCCTCTGAGCCTTATTATAAATACGAGTACACAGAATCTGAGCCCGGTGGATTTACTCAAACAGTTACAGTTACGCTACCTGAGCTACTTACTCTGACAATAAACAACACGCCAGGAAATTCTGCGGCTAGTGATCTTAAAGAGGGTGGTGAGTACTACGTCGATTTTAGTGCAGTGATTGTCGCCGGTGCGCAAAATAATGACACTAATAACTCAAGTGCTTTGGTGCTTGCGGTCAAGCGTCGTTTAGCGGGTAGCACTGGCAGTTATTCAGACTTCACGCAGTTTGGTAGTCACGCAGCGACCGGCGGAGTGCTTCCTTTGGTCCCTATTCAACAGATGAACAAAGTGACGTTAAGCCAAAGTTACGATTACAAGCTTGTCTTATATGGCTTCTTGCGTGGTCTCGACACGAACAATAGTAACCAGCGGGGTTTCTCTAGCAAGAAAATTCGTTTATTCCGTATTGCGAAGGCGACGACATGATTTACACGGTCTATGACATCGAAACAGGGAATATCAAGCGGGTAACTCCTATCAACCCAGCAGCTTTGGATCGTGCTTTAGACGAGGGCGAGGCTGCGATTGAGGGTGAAGTTGATACGTTTATTTATGATCATATTGTTGACGGCGTACCAGTAACGACGCCCGTTTCCTTCTACCCCGAGAAGCATGCCCGCACAATGCGCAACTCCCTGCTAACGGGATGTGACTGGACCCAGGTTCCAGATTCACCGCTCACAGAGGCTCAAAAGGAAGCGTGGCGCACCTATAGACAAGCGCTTCGTGACTTCCCATCGATCGTTAGTGACTGTACGTCCGAAGACGAAGTCATAGCCCTTCTGCCCGAATTGCCACAATAGTGACAAACGTCGGATTTTTGACGGAGAATCTTACTTTTTAGTCGTTTTTTCTTCCGTTTTTTCCCTTTTTACTTTAGGTTCTATTCAGTAGGGGTTATATTAGTCGTGCTAATAATTGATGCGTAAGGATTACGGATTATGCAGGACGCAGTTAATAAACCCCCCCACTACAACCAAGGTTCGATCGAGTGCATTGAGTACTTGAAAGACAACTTGGGCGACGGTTTCCAGCACTACTTAGATGGGAACATTAAAAAATACTTACATAGATGGCGTTACAAAAATGCGCCTATAGAAGACCTGCGAAAGGCAAGGTGGTACCTAGACAAACTAATACAGGAGGTAAACGAAAATGGCTGAGTGGATGCTTGATAAGTACGGTCCGTTTATGGACTTATCAGAGCTTGCGGAGGTGTTGAAGGTTCAGCGCTCCACTCTTTACAACCAACTGTACGCGGACAAACTGGATGTTCCGTACGTTAAGCGTGGTAAAAAGTATTTGTTTCCAACTACACAAGTCGCGGCTATTGTTGAAGGGGCTTTTCGTAGGCAAGCGATAGCGACTGATGACTTAGTTGAGTATAGCGTCGCAAGTTAGTCCACGTTTTGTGGCCGCTAATCGCAGCGACCTGCTCAATACTCATCCCCCGTTCGAACATTCGGCTTATCGCTTCGTGGCGCAGGTCATGGAAGCGTAAGTCGATGATGTTTCCTTTTTTGGTGAGTTTGGCGAACTTATCGCTAATAGAGGCCGCGAGCTGAACGTCCTCAAACACTCTACCGGTCTGCTTACTTTGCTGCTTTTCACGTAGGAGCGTCTCTCTTGTAACCGGCAACAGGGGTAATAGCTGATGATTTCCCTCTTTTTTCTTTGGGTCTTTGCGATCCCTGATGAGCAACGTACCACGGTCAAAGTCTATGTCGCTCCATTCCAGGCGATGGATTTCGCTCTGACGTAGCCCAGTTTCGACAGCAATCTTGATCATTGATGCGATCCAGCTGTCGCCTGCTAACTGAAGCAAGAGTTCTAGTTCGTCATCCGTGGGCCGTCGTTCACGTTTCCTGCTTCCCTGGATCATGTTGAGCTGAGACATGACACCCATGGCTGCTCGGACAGGGTTGTCTTTGAGTGGTGCGTTCCACAGGGTCCGTGCTACATCGATGGCTTGTGCGAAGTAAGTAAGCTCTTGGTTGAGTGTCGATGGTCGTACTTCCCTGGCACGCTGTTTTGCATACATTAAAACAAAGTCAGGAGACAGGTCTGCAAGACGCAGGTGCCCGACTCTTCGTGCTGTGCTTCTTACAGTTGCGAGTTTGCTTTTGCCGAATGGCTTAACGCTGTGAATTTCGCCGATGTACCGGCGAAACAATGAATCAAGATTTGTGATACGTGCTTCACTAACCGAGACCCAGGAACCGTTGTCCATTGCAGCTTCGGTTTGCAGCGCCCATTGTTTGGCTGCAGTGCGGGTTGAAAAGGTGCGGTTTTCGGGCTTGAAATTTGCCTTCCTAATGCGCACGACGAACTTGCCGTTTCTATTAACTATCGTAGCCAACTGTCACTCCTGTGTCACAGCTGACGAGGATATCGTCGGAAAGCCTTATATAGCAAGGGGTTTAAAAATTGGCGGAGAAGGAGGGATTTTCTCCGTCGGCTGGCACGATGTTAGTAATTCCAACACTTTCAGCCACTTTTGATGGATTGTAACTTACTGTTATTTCACTTTGTTTAGCATTCAACTGTCACAAAGTGTCACTTCTTTGGGGTCAGTGTGACAGTACCATCACGCTCTTTATGCGCTGTGTATTTTTGCGACAGGTCAATTGTGAGCGGCACGTCCTTTTCACGTGGGAAGGTAACGTACAACGGAAACTCATCTATTGCCGCAGGATTTATGTCTCGTGGGTCTACGCCCAGGAAGTTAGCGAGTTTGATTGTTGCTGAGGCGTTAAGCTCAGTAATGTTGTTGAGATATTGTGCTACTGCACCCTGGGTCCAACCCAGCTCCTTAGCAGCTTCAGATTGCGTTACTCCAATCTCGGCTTTTTTAGCATCCCAGATACGTCGCAAGTTATTGACTGCCACAGAAGATTCCTTCTTCGTGGTCATAGTTTTGCATCCAGCAGTGGTTATGAATCCAGGCCGCAACATTAGTCACCTCGCTTGATAATTCCAAGTAAGTTGCTTTGTTAATGGATTCGTTCCATGCGCTATTTGTTAAAATTAACGCGCCTGCTTGTGATCCTATCACGACTGCAACAGATTGGCCCATGTTATGCATTTTATTGAGCCACAGTTTTTGCTGTTCAGATAAGCCTATTCTTAAGTTCGTGGAGTCACGAACTGGAATTTTTACAAACTTGTATTCGACAAAAAGGCAGCGGGCTGCACCGGCATAAAACGCATCCGGTACTCCACCCGCATATGAGTCGTTTATCTTCCACCGCAGAATATTGGCAGGCAAACGACGATGCACAGCTCGTATAAAGCTGTGCTCGTTCATTCATTCAGCAGAGAACTGTTCGTACAACTCTTCTGCAACCTTGTAGTCCTCTTCCGTGGTCCAGCCAAGGCACTCAACGTCGAGGTTCATGAACTGTTGTCCAGTACGTGATTCAACGGGGACTGACTTGAGCTTCCACAGACTAGCGAACCGATCGCCACCCTTGGTTGCGATTTGTGTATTCCAAGCACGTGATGTGCGTAGTTTGGATACAGTGAAATCCATCAACACAGGTGTAGATACTTCGCCGGTGGTTGGGTTCTTGAGCAGCAGGACGTGTGTATGAGTGTCTTTGATCTCATAGTCCGACGGCTTCTCTTGTGCCGCAACAGCTTCCTCAGCTTCTGCTTGCGACGTGAAGTTACCGAGCAAGCCGCCACCGATATCGAGGTTACGCCATACGACGTATTCAACTTTGAACTTGAGGTTGAGAGCGTAGAGTTCGTCACCGTACACTTCACCGGTAATACTGTTGATGAATGCACCAGGCTCTGCACCCTCGACGTACTTGGGGCTGTACTTGTCGACTTCGGGAGACATCTTTTGCAGCAGCTTGATGCGCGGTATTGCCAGGGCGTTACCGACTTCTTCGTTGCCGCGACCAATGCCTGCATTGATTACGTGTGCTGGTACTTCGTTTGCTACTAGAGCGATTGCTTGTGCTTTTGCCATATCTAATATTCCTTAGAGTTTGCGCATGTTGAGGCGGCGGTATGTTCTAGGCTTTAGGCCAGGAATTTGTATACCTGCAGCAAGTAGTTCCTGGAATGGAGCTTGCTTAAGCGCCGTGGTGAATAAACTGAAGTCGCCAGTTTCTTGGACGTAAGCGATGTATTCATCGTACGACTCAATTTCTGGTTTAACAGTTTCGTTTATGGAAACAGAGGCCATTGCGTTTGCGGTGCGAGTGACGCCCTGCTTACCCATCTCGTCAAACAAAAGGATTTGATTTGCTTCCTTTTCTTTGTTGAGTTCTTTTAACTGCGCATTGAGGTCATCTATTTGTGTTTGAAGATTGACGCGCTGTTCGATTAGTTCATTGATGTTCATGAGGCTTCTCTTAGTGAGGTTGATTGATTCAATATTCCGAGTAACTCTTCCATTCGACTGAGCTTGGTTTCGAGCTTGTCGAACACTGCTGGCTCCCAGGTGTTGTTTGCTGCAATTCGGATCACTTCCGTGCGTTGGGTTTGGCCTGCGCGATAGATGCGTCGGTTGAACTGCTGGTAGTGCTCAGCGTTGTAAGTGGGTGACGCCCAGATAACTGATGTCGCTTTTGTCATGGTTAGGCCATGACCAGCAGATTGTGGGTGGGCAAACACCACCTGCAGCTGCCCTGCTTGCATGCGATCAACAATGTCTTTGCGTTTGTTAGCAGGCGTTGATCCGTCGATAACGCCGTACTTGATAGATAGTTTGTCGGCGAGGTCAGTTAGATGGTCTCGCTCGTGTTGCCAGTTAAAGGCAACCAATGAGTGCTTGCGCTCCTGCACCAACTGCATCACAAGGTCGTAGCGTTCTTTATGTATGCCTTGCGCTACACCCTGCTCGTCGTAGACCGCACCGGTGCATAACTGCAGTAGCTTCTTTACTTTGGCTCCAGCGTGTATTGCGTTGACTGTACCTTTGGGTGTGTACAGGACACTGTCATCAGCAAGCATCTGGTACGCAGCCATTGTCTTTTTGTCGAGATCAACAAGCCGCGTTGACACAACCTGTTCCGGCATGTCGATGCACTCCTCGAGGGAGAAACGGATGTTGATGTCAAAGAGCGCAGCCGCAACGATCTCTTGCGCGTCAGGTCGGTCAACCCATACGTTGGCGAAGCCGTTGAACTGTGGCTGGCAAACTGCGCCACGGAAGCTGTGAAACCGAACACCGAGGCGTTCACCGTCGTCTACAAGAAGCGTTGGGTGCCAGATGTCCAGTATTGTGTTGCTGTTTGGGGTACCTGACATAGCAATGCGGTACTCAAAGTGCTTTGCAACTTTCGCCATCGCTTTCGAGCGTTGACTGTCTTTGTTCTTAAACGCCGTGAACTCGTCGATACAGAGCGTATCGAAGGGCTCGAGTAGGCTGGGCATCTTGGCAAGCCATTTAACGGCGTCGTGATTAGTGATAACGATGTCAGTGTCATCGTTGAACGCCGCGAGTCGATTTTTGGCGTAGGCCACCGAACAAGTGAGGCTGGGCTGGAACTTTCGAATATCGTCTGCCCAACTAGCTTCAAGGATAGAAAGAGGAGCCAGAACCAACATGCGGCCCGAACGACGCTTCGCATACGCATCAATAACACTGCGTGTCTTACCTGTGCCTGGGTCAGAAGTTATGAGAACACCGGGCTTCTGAAGTATGAAGTCGGTGGTTTTGGTCTGATGCTCGAACGGTTTCATAATCCTAATGTCACCTTCCTTGGTCCATAATATTAGCACAGCTAATACTTTAATGCTGCAAAAAGTTGATTGGTTTTTGGGTGCTCCAGCACAAAGCGCAGGTACTGCAGCTGGCTGTTGCGTTTGTTTGTTCGGGGCACGTAATACCTGGTTCGTTGTCTGTTGCAATAACATTAGCCTGGTACGTGCCTTCGACTGTTTTGTCGTCTGAGAATCGGATGTGACAGTTGTCTAGCTCGTTAAGCTCGGCAATAGCCATACCAATCTCGGATCGTGGATCGTGGTGCGTGTACCCCCATACTTTGAGTGAGCACCAATCAAGCAGCCATGCCTTCCACCACTGCACATAGTCGACGCTGTAGAAGTCGCCAAGTACATGAAGCCGAATGGCCAGGGGTTGGTCTTTGCGCCAAATGTGTTTGTTGATCAAGTCGCTTAGGTTTTGCTCAAGGCACGACAAAAACGTCGGGTGTGTATGGTCGTAGCGTGCAGCGAATGGCATGTTGTTACCGTAGCAGTTGTACCACTGCTCACAGTCAGTTGGGCACGAGTTACGTTCTTCGAGTGTAAGACTGTAGATCGCAGCGCCTTTCCACGCACCTGTAGTAATTTTACTACCTAGCTTCTTGTTGTTTCCGCCGGGTTTTAGCATTGTCGCGCTTGGTGTCTTTACGCTCTTTAGAAACCGTGTTCGGGTGGGGCTTGCTTTCTTTTTCAACAATGTCATCGAAGATCTCCTTGCGTATTATCTGCATTTCTTCCTTTGGCATTTTGGTAATGATGCGAACGTCGGTAAGTTTTAGTTTGTAAGATGAGGGTGACCAGTACAGTGCTTCAGGTGGGTTGGTCACTATCAGGAACTCGACTATCGTCCCGTCTTTCCTCTTGTGCCACATCTCCACGGTGTTCTCCTTCTTTTAATCGTCTGATAAATAAAATGATTTCGACCACGGTCAGTAGCCGCAGTAACATCGACATATAAGCTCCTTAAAGAAAAAAGCCCCGGAGAACCGGGGCAACACTACGCTGGACTAGAGTTGGAGATCCAGTCAGCTGAAGGGTTAAGTTCGACATCCAATTCGTCGCTTGATGCGCGTTGTTCGAATTGTTGGAGCACAGCTCCTCGGCTGTCGGTTTTACGAGTGTTGTACCGACTTTTGAACACAAGAGAGATGCATTCAAAGTAGATTTCTAAAAATGCGGTTTGTGTATCTCTATCTGGCCAGACGCCGATAGAGTCCCATACCGGGTACTTGATTCGTGCGACAGTTACATCATTTTCTTTGCAGAACTGCTCGCCAAGTAACACAGCACAGCGTATGCGTTGGTTGCCAATCATCGGGAACCATTGATGCTGCACTAAGAGCGGGTTTAAAAATCCATCAGCTTTTATGCTTTCTAGTAGCGGACCATGTAATGGTGCTGACAGTTGATCTTGAATAAAAAGCTCATGGTGTTCGGAGTCGATTCGTTGTACGAGATCTATGATTGGCATGTTGTGCCACTCAAGCTCGGGCAAAACAATTTTGTTGGCCAGCTCTTCTGAGATGTACTCTTGAAGAGCGGGTTTAACAACAGCTTCTTTTTTGATTTTTGAGCTTGATCTATTGTTCACGACACACCCCATTGACATTCAGCGGGCTCATCACCAATAGGCTCTTTGAACTTGCACCAGCGACACGCCTGTTTACTCGGCGTAGGTGCAAAGTCATCGCATGTCGTCATTGCGATTGCGCGGCTGTGAAAGCCAGGCGCAAATTGCATTGCTTCTGCACGCGTATAGCTTTTGGTTGTGGTCTCGCCTTTGTCGAGATACCAAAGTTCTGTCTGTACAAACTCGAGATGTGGGTAACGAAAGAACGTCGCAATTGCGTACAGCAGACACTGCTGCGAATGTGAGATCTCGTTACCAAATTTTTTGCCGGTTTTATAATCGATGACGCGTGCGCTTGTTTCGTCCTGGTGAACGAGTGCGTCAAGCTTGATACGTGCCCAGGTCTTGGGCTCCATCCAACCGACGGGAGCCCACTCGAGGTTAAAACCCCATTCCCCTTCGAGTTCGACCTTGGCATCGATGTAGAGTTGACGCAGCTCTTCGAACTCAGCTTCAAACTTTTTAAGCGTGGCAGGCAGCTCACTGAGCGTGCCGTCTACAAAGTGCTCAGCTTGGTCGTGGATTTCGGTACCACGAGCCGCTGCTGGACTTGATGGTTCTTGGACCCGTCGCACGCGAGAGATGTAGGTGCGGTACGGGCATTCTTCAAATACTTTGAGGGCAGAATACGACCACGCTTTAACGGGACCGAGTTCTGTAGGGGTGTTAAACGTCTTATCGAGGTCGGGACGCTCGTCTTGAGTCATCTTCATAGCTGATCCATCCTAGTCAACGATAATTAGTATAGCTAATAGTATTAAGCACGCAAGAGCTTATGATCTTCGGGTGCATAGTAGGTTTCTATTAGCAAGTCTAATTCGTTAGGTTCG